TATATAAATTGTTTTTGGTATTTTTATAACTATTTAAGGCATCCATCTCATCAACTATCTTAGAAGCCTTGATCGTGCATCTAATTGCCCATTTATGTAACATACAATCTTGTTTTACCATAAATATTACTCCTAAATTTCTACAACTTCTATTATGATTTCAGAGTTTGTTTCAACTTGATTAGACAATCTCCCATAAGCGTAAGAGAAACTTATTACAGATAACACTATTGTTACGACAATGCTCACGATTGCTACTCTCCATTTTGTTCCTTGCTCTATATGAAGTTTGATAGATTCCATTGAGCCATTAATACGCTTATCTAAGGCATCTGTTCTAGCATCTATTCTTGCAACACCTTCAGCCATCTCCATAACTTTATCCTCATATTTACAGTCATGTGGCATTATGGTAAGGCCTCAACTGATGCTTCCAAAGCGTTTCTAATAGCATTATATTCTGAAAACAAAGCATTATAATTAGCATCAGAAATTCCATCCCAACCTATCAAGCTAATCAAGCTATTCATCTTGCCAAAGATGTAATTCAATTCTCTAACATCATCATAAACAGCTTCAGCCTTAACTTTAGTATTAAGATAAACTGTTTCTGAAGGTTTATCTGCGTAACAAACATTTGATACGAGCAATAATAATGCTAAAAATAGACTGGTTATCCGAACCATTAGAAGCCTCCAATTTGTTGATTCTTTCATTAAGTTTTTTAACTTCTTCAATCAAATATATAGTAAGCTGGTCATATTTTACACTATCAGGATTACTGTCTTTATCTAATATCACAAATTCAGGAGCAACCTTAACTACTTCCTCAGCAATATAACCAAAGTCTTTTGCTCCATCGTGTTTCCAATTAAAAGCAATAGGTTTTAAATCAAATATTACGCTTGTATCAACTTTTAAATCTTTAACATTTTCTTTATATCTAAGTGAAGATGCTCTTAATACTATTTCACCACTTGCTAAAACTTGCAAATAAGTTCCAGTTCCTGTTGCTAAATCATCTGCAAAAACTCCACCATCACCCTCTATCCAAAATCTTTTATTACTGTTAGTATGAAAATTTATTGGTGCATTTTCAGCTTGATAAATTAAGCCAGCATCATCAGTAGTTGCCATGCCAACGAAGAATCCATCTGCATTAGTAGTTCCAGTAGAAACATCTGTAAATTGCATATATAATGTATCATCTGTATCGGTTCTGTTTAAATGTAACATATAATTAGGATTGGTAGTGCCTATCCCAACAAAACCATCGGTAGTAAAAGTAACATTGGTGTCAGCGTCTAATGCTTGCCCAGTGGCAAAAGAAAAAGAATCATCAATGCTATCATCAATTCCAGCACACCAATCTGTTCCACCAGTATCCCATATAGCGCGAGTATCGCCTGTATTATAAAGATGTAATGAAGCGTTCGGTCCAGTTCCTATTCCCATTTCTCCTATACCTGAAGTGCCATCCATGAATAAACAAAGCTGACCATTACCAGAAAAAGTTATCGTATCAGAAGAAGTTCTTGAAAAGCCTGTGTTTGTATCTCCATTAAAAAAGAATTTAGGATAGGCGGCAGTTCCTCCACCAGCAAGTCTTATGCCAGCGGCGATTAAAGTTTTAGATGTTTCTAAATTTCCACCAACATAAACACCACCATCAGTGACAAGTGAATTAGTAAAATGGTCAGTTATGTGCATGCCTTCTGACTTTACTGAACTTGTAGCGCCTTCTAAATAAATACCATAACCAGTTCCATCACCCTTACCAGCAAAATCAGCATCTACATGCATCCCTATACTATTGCCTTTACCAGCCGCGTTATTATCATAATAATAATCTATACCTGAAGTGCCATCAGCAGTTGTCGTAACATTTACATCAAGAAAATTACCTTCCGAAGTTAAATTAGTTAAGGTTATGTCTTCAGAGGAAGAATTTACAACATCAAGATTACCACTAAAACTAACATCACCTGAAACAGTTAAGTCATCTGCTATAATTACATCGTCTGCCACTCTTATATCATTAGAAGCATACATAGTTGATAGAATCATGTTACCTTTTAATATCATACCACCAGCCGCAGTAACAGTAATACCATTAACTGCACCAGCTCTTAAATGTAAAGTATCGCTTGGATGGTCATACATCATACCACCTCTACCAGCGGCTCCCTCATCTCCAAATAGTAACCAACCCTGATCAGCACTTGTAGTAAGAATATTTATAGCTGTGTCATCATCATCTTCAACATTTAAAGCCGATATAGAAGAAGGTGTAGCACCACTATCGCCTTTCCAGATATGTAATCTATCTACAGGTGCAGTAGTTCCAATACCAACATGATTAGTAGCAAGCATGTTAATTGCAATGATAGACCCACTAACCTCTAGTTCAGCTATAGGGTCAGATGCTCCTATGCCTATTCCTACATTACCACCAAAGTAAGACCTAGCATCTAGAGAATCTGAATATATAAAATAGTAATTATCAGTTGGCAATCCAGAAATAAAGTTGTCAGCATCTGCATAAATGTCGTAATAAGTTCCTACAGGTCCACCGAATGTTCCACCATGCAAATCTAATGCTCTTATTTGAGCGATACCATTTCCAACTGCAAAAGTTTCAAATTTCCAACCTTTAGCAATGGTTGCTTCTGGAACGGCTATTATATTTGAAACATTAGTATACATTCCAACGATATCATTATTACCACTATTGACAGCAAGATATATTCCATTATCGCCTTCAATGGTAACTCCAGAATGTGTTACTCCAAAATCACCAATATGCAAAGTTCCATCAGGCAATCTAACATCACCAACAACTTCTAACTCATGTGTAGGTGCAGTAGTTCCAATACCAACATAACCTTTAAAAGCCGCCGCATAATCAAAATCATCTTCAATATATAAACCAAAAGTTTCTGTAAAATAACCTGAATTGACTCCTTCAACATATATAGCTTGTCCAGTAGCATTCTCATAATCTTGTAAATGAAGAAAATCTCCATTTATATGTAAACTTGGGTGTATACATGCCGCTGCCGAATTACAATCTAAATAAGAATATATTGCATCGTCATTATTAGTATTGACCGCAGTTACATCTAGTTTAGCTGTCGGAGTAAGAGTTCCTATGCCTACATTGCCATTCATAAATATAGCAGAAACTGTGTCATTACCAACAACGTGAAGTCTAGCTGCTGGTGTTGAAAATGATTCGCCTATTCCTACATCACCTAATTTAGTAATATGTAGTCTTTCTAATAATTGAGAAGAAGGTGGTTGTGGTCCACCACCTGGATTCCACCAAGTTGTATAAAGTCCTAAACTAGCAGAACTTTCTGCACTTGTCTTTCTTCCTATAATTCTTACTCCTACAAAGTTACCATCATCTGCATTGTTTCTAAACTGCATATCTTGATTAGCCGTAGGTGAGCCAGTAGCAGCATCGTGACCAACAAACATAGTAAAAGCATTGCCTTCATCAGAAACTATATCTCCGTCTGAAGATTGTCCTAGTGTCCAGTATTCTTGTCCTGATGTTTGCTGAGTTGCAGAACCTACTTGAGTATCTTTAGCAATGTTTATAAAAGTGCCGACATCTGAAATATTAGAGTCACCAATAGTAGTGGTGTCAGGAGTAAACTTTGGAATATAATTTATAGTACCTGAACCTTCAATATCGGGCGTTTCAGTTCCAGTAACAGTTAAAGTATTGCCTGATATTGTTGTGGTGACTATCCCAGCACCTACAATCGTTAAGGTAGCATTTGATAAAACTGTATCATCTTCTGCGCCAATAGTAACATCTGAGGATACTACAGTTCCAGCACCAATTTCTTGTAATGCGCCTTCAACATTTGTGGAAGAATAATAACCACCAGTATCTTCAACTCTAATCTTTTTTGCTTTAGGGTCAGCGGCAAATGCTATTGAAGGAATCAGTAATAATAATATTAATAATTTTTTAAACATTGCTTTTGATCCTTTGTTTAATCTTGCCTAAGCTGGACATTCAGATATTGTGATACTTGAAGCTGATACTCCACCGAGTTTTCTTGCCGCTTGCATGCCATTGAATTGCATAGTATTGCCTTGACCGCCTAATCTTACTTTGAAAGTTGTAGCACTGGTAGTTCCTGATGTCATATAATGAGTAAAACTAATAACTTGTCCTGACACTGTAGATGCTGAATAAGCACAAAGAACTGCGGCTAATGCATCAGCGGTGGAATCTTGGAATAAAGCGATAATGGGTGTATCGTTATTGCCAGCATCACAAAAACAAACCACGATTTCTATTTTTAATTTAGTAGTTGCAGTCGTGGGTGTAATAGCTAAAGTCATAACTTCATCGCCTTCTGTATTCTGAGGAATGGTGTCATCATAGGGAATCTGAGTAGAACCTGAAGAATAAGCACCTGTTTGAGTATTAACTACTTGATGACAAATGTTTGTAAGATTAGCCCCTAGTGCTGTTTGAATAGCTGTAATCTCATCATAAGGCAAATTAAACAATGAAGCCACTAACTTTGTAACACCATTAACTACTGTATTAAAATTCTTTATTGCTCCAGGAAAGGACGCCATATTTAAACTCCTTGTTGTAAACTGCTTAACATTAATTCTAACCTTTTTATTTTAGCAGATGTTTCTAATATCGTATCACCTAATTGTATTTCTATATTAAATCGCTCAGAAGTATTTGAGAGGCTATAAGAAACTCTATTAACCTGAGCAGAATATTCTCCACCTATAAAAACATCATCGCCACCATCAGCATCCAAGCCTATAATAATATCACTACCATTAGCAGAAGCAGAAGTTGCAACTCCACCAGTTCCACCAACAGCAACATTAACAGGAATAGAGAACGAATCAACATCTATATAAGTGATTGTATGAGTAGAGTTTATGTCAGGAGTTGAACCACTATGCCCAGAAATAACAACTGATTGGCCATCTAAATATCCATGAGCAGTAGCAACTATAACAGAAGGATTTGCAACACTGCTTGAAGTAATGGTAGATTCAGCACTATAAAATCACCAACTAAATCACCAGCTGATTCTTGGTCATAACTAGCATCATAAAAAGATACTAAACCCATTGGAATAGTATCTTCCATTCTAACTTTAGTATTTTTGATTGAGCCTCTAATGCTAAATTGAGGGATTGACTTCTCAGTTAATATAGTGCCAGCATATTGTTGAGCAACTGATGAAGTGGTAATAGATGAGTTATTAATTATTCTTTCAGCTAGTCCATAAAGACTTTGACTATCTGTTGCTTCAATAGTTGTTTTATAAGCAGAACCTAAAACATCGCCACCAAGTAAATATATTTTATTAACTAAATCGTCCCAGTTTACCCGGCGCTCTAAAACTGAAACATTATTACCAACAAAGAACTTATTATTAATAGTAGTGCTTTCTGTTTGCCAAAAAAAGTTTAAATCTTCATCAACTCCATATTCAGCATCACCAGCCAAGTTTGCTAATGTTCTTAATGCAGTGTCAATATCGGTTAAGAAATCTAAAGTATCAGCTTCAAAAGCGCTACCATCAGTTACATCAATAGTTCCTTTAGTGATACTTGAATTAGGAACTATAAAATTATCAACAATATCCGTAACTATCTCATTAATTTCTTGAGCAGTATAGGTTTTAGTATCACCATTATTATGTATAACAAAATTCTTTAGTAAATCGTAATAGCCTCTAATATCCAAAGATATTGTTTGGTCAACTTTTAAAGAAGGATTTACTTTAGCCAAGAAGCCTCTGTAAACCAATTTAGTTGTGTCACCATTAACAATTCTTATTTGAATATCATCGCGAGAATCAAAAAGAATATCCCTGTAGCCTTTTTTTATCTTTATAGAGCAACGACCACAACCACCGAATCTATTCCACTCCCATTTTACACTTGTTACAAATGGAGTTAAATATTGTTTTAAAACACCTAACCTACTTCTTAACTCAATACTGTATTTAGTAGTAACAGCTTCGGGAGCAAATGTAACTCCTGAATCGCCAAATAATACGCTTGAATCAGCAAAGTTTCTACTCATGATTAATTATTTCCAGTTGCACCTATTTGATACCACTTTGAGCCATCGCAAGCAACAAGGCAAGTATCTCCAGCGCCTAAAACAACATCAGCAGCTCCAGCAGAAACAAATAGCACATTATTATCTAAAGTAATTGCATTCGCACCAGTATTAACAACCATCATAAACCCACCTGATATAGTTGCTGAAGGTGCTGTGAAAGTATTAGTTGTGTCAGTTGCAACTGCACCAGCCGCAGTAATTCTTTTAATACCACCCAAAGCATCAGCTGTGATTGTATTACCAGCCGCGATAGTTTGAGCATCAGGCATAATAGCTTTAACTCCTATTGTCAAGACCTCAAGAGTTTTAACAGTAGCGCTTGCATCAGTTGCTACAACTCTGTGCATTACAGAATGGTCAGGATTGTTAAGTGCATTTGTTGAAAGTGGTTGCTCTACTGCCATAAATCCTCCTTATTAATACCAACAATTTCTAAATGTAACTTTAATAGAAGTGCTTGCTGTGCCTGTGAATGTAAATGTATTATTACCAGCATCTATAGTAATAAAATCACCTTCAAAATTAGTGTGATCATCAACGGCATTATTTAAAACTTCAAAATCATCTGAATCATAACGATTATCAATCTCTAATTTATTTGCCGCTGTTACTGTTCCTCTGTATTGCATAACATCACCAGTGGTTTCATTTTCAACTTTGCAATCATCAGCCATTTCAGCAGTAGGTGTAATTTCAACCTTGCATCTTGCTGGAGCATTGCCATTATTTGCTAAAGTATAACCAATTCCGCTACTTGGCGATCTTACATCAGTGGTTGCTGTTTCAGCTAACCAAAAAGGAAAATGTGCAATGAATTTAGCTGACCAAGTTGCTCGCCTAGTTAAGTGGTCATATTTATATGAGAAATCTTTTAACTGCGCATAAATATATCGTTCATCATCTTTAGTAATCTTTTGTAGGCCATTCATTAAACCAGCGTGCATCGCATCTAAATTAGTTCTCAAGTCGTCGTAAGATGTTCCAGCTATATCACCAGAAATAGTAATGCCTTTCGGTCCAAGTTTGCCAGTTTCAGCTAATGCACCATCTGTCTTTGGAACATTGGTAGCCTTTACAGGCCTGATACTCTTTTCTTTAATATCTTTAACAGTAATGTTATTAGTTGAATCAAAATCTAATGAACCAAATTTTAGTTGAATGGTAGCACTCATATTCTCTCAGCCTCCATAGATAATCTAGATGATATTTCTTCTGTGAGTAATTCAATATCTTCTTCTGATCTTATAACTGGATTATTTATTTCAATATTATAATTCTGGATTCTATTACCACCAAAGCCTGAACCCAATGGAACAATGGCTTCATCTTTGTTATTCTCACCAGCTATGATTAAACTACCACCACTTGAGCCTCTAATGATTCCACCATCTTCATATTGACCAACAGCCAATCCTTTCGCAATTCCAGCAGTAGAAATAATACCAGCTGAGGCTGGAATCGCATTAGCACCAAAAGTTGCAAGTGAAACTAAGGCGGCGGCATCTGCCCAAGCGGCCGCAACAGCCGCGCCAGCAACTTGAGCGGCGGCAACTTCAACTGCCATCATTGCCTTACTTAATGCCATTGAAATTAATTTTTGAACTACAAAATCAATAAGAATTTGAACCATTTGAATCCCTAAGTTCTTAAATGCTTTTCCAGCATCTAAAGTTCCTTTCATCATATCACCAAACATCTTAGAAATTCCACCTGAAAAGGTATCTCTTAACTTACCAGCAACTGACCAAAAACTTTGTTGCGACTTCTTTTGATTCTCTAAAGCAAAATTAAGATATTCAGTTTCTTGTTGAATAGCACTCATTGTCATAGCAACCTTATCATTCTGCCATAGCGACCATTCATCTCTCATATTAGTAAGCGCTGTTGTTTGCCTTGTTGCTTCGTTTTGTGAAAACTCAATTAGTCTTTCTTCAGCGACTGTAAAAGCATCAACCAAGTTATTAGCTGTTTCTTTACTAACTTCATCCACTTCTACAAGAGTGGTTTTAATTTCAGTAATTGCTAACTTAAATTTGTAAACACCTTCTACCATCTTAACTGTGTAATCTTCCATCGCACTTTGAGCCAATTTAGCGTTTTGCTTTTCAAGGTCTGCGATAACTCCTGACAATTCTTCAACAGCTGGCTTCATGTCTTTATTAAATACAGCCACCACTTTCTTGCCAGCTAATTGAATTTTCAATAAACCAATTAAAGAACTATTGACAACTACTTTAAAATCATTCCAAGCATCAGTAATTTTAGCTGCGCCTATTAATAAAGCGCTCACAAGATCAATAGCATTATCGTATACCTCTTTAAAGAATTTTGAAGTGTCCTCTACTACTTCAGCATATTTTCCACCCTCTTTTTTATTCTCGCCTATAAGAATTAAAACAGCTTGCATATCTTTCTTAACACTTGCAAATAATTCTTTGCCAACATCAACTTTAAAATTAAACCAAGCATCTTGCATCATAGAAGTTGCACCAGTCCATGTCTTAGCAAGTGCCGCCGCACCGCCTACAAACTTTCCAGTTCCATCCTCCCACTGCTTTATAATCGTGGCCATTGTTTCCTCAGCAGAAACTGATACCCCTGCTTTGAATCCTAATGCAGAACTGATCGCCTTATCTCTGAATAAATCGGCAGCAGCCGCACCAGAACTATACATTCTAATAATCTGTTGGGTTGCTTCTTCAACTGATACACTCGTTACAGAAGCAATATCAATAATAATAGGCATTAATTGATTAATTTCTGTTGAGGTATCTTTAACAACACCAGATAACTGGGTAGCTGATGACATAATTTCTTCATAAGTAGCAGGAACTTGAGAAGCTAAAACTGCCATATCCGCAAAGACTTTGTTTCCATTTTCAACGCTTCCAGTTAAAACTTCTAGAGTTACCCCTAAATCTTCAACCTTAGAATTGGCTGTAATTAAAGCCTTACCCATTTTTACTAAAGCAAATGAAATTGCACCAATAGCCGCGGCTAAAACTAGCCAATGCTTCTTCATTGCTTGGACTGCTTTCTTGGTATGATTTTGGAAGGCAGTTAGCTTCTTAGATGCTAAATCTTTTAAGCTGAGTATTATCTCTAATTGTTTATTGGTCATCTAGAACCACCTTTAGAATTAATAGCTTTCTTTTTCTCTATCAATACAACATCAGAATCAATGGCATCAATTACATCATTAAACTTTGCTGATTGCTCCATCCATCCTCCTGAGTTTGGTAAATAACCTTTGTCATATCTTTTGTAGGCTCGTATATATTCATAAATGTTTTTATCTACTAATTTAATTGGACATCTGTTAAATACATATTTACCAACATAATGCATATCGCCAACACTGCTAGGCTTTTCACAACCATAAAGAACTCTCTGACCATCCGAACACTTATTACAACTTAACTCCAAATAAGGAATCCAAACAGCCAATGTTAGTTTTTTCTTTCTTCCTCGCTAACATTGTTGATGTCTTTTATTTTTGCGGCTAATTCCGAAATAATGTTTCCAGGAATTATTTGCAAAACCTTCTCTGAAAGAACATGATAAGTCTTTCCATTAATAATCTTATCATCAGTTGAGTGGTAAACTTGTTTTCCATTAGCTTTAGTAAAACCTTCAAAGCCTTTCAATCCATGAGCCACAAAATCAAGTTCTGACTTACCAAGATTAAAACTTGCTTTAGCTTTTGCATCTCCAGGCTGTGAAGGATTGGCTTCATATTCCCAAGCAATATCCTCAAGTTGTTTTCTTATTCTAGTATCTAACACTCCCAACTTCCAAACAGTCTTAGGTTCTTCTTTGTCATACTTGGAAGTGTAATCCATTGTTTCTGCTAAGTCTATTGCTTTAATACTCATATTATATCCCCTTTTTGTTTTCCACTTAGGTAAGTGTAATTGTCATTTCATCATTTCCACTAGAACGAGCCATTTGAAAATCAATGTCCATAGTTCTTAAACCATCTCTGTCACCATAAGCAGGAGCAGAAAGAATGCAAACAGGTGCTTCAATAGTAACGATATTGCCAGCACTTGCACCTAACACCATTGATAATGCTTTAGAAGTTCCACCATCAAAGTAACTTGCAAAGTCAGCATTAGAAGTTGCTCTTAAAACTGCTTCTATTGTCATAACTCCTCTAGGAACTCTATTACCAACCATAAAAGATAAGATACCTTCTGTTTGATTAAAATCTGTTCTTTCAATAATACTATTACCAAACTTTAGATTTAACTTTTCAATAATAGCCGCATAAGAACCAAAAGTTGTAGTAGTTCCTTTAACAATTTCAGGAACAGTAGTATCAAATGTTGGAGCAGAAATAGCTGAATCAGTTGCTAATACATAAATACCCGAGAAGGTGAATTTAAGCATTGGCACTTCGCCTGATACTAAATCAATCTCACAATCGCCAGCACAACCAGCAACCTTATGAAGAATGCCATCTATATTAGCATAGATAGTGCAAGTCTGAGAAGTTAAGGCTGGAGTATAAACAACGCTAGTGCCAGCATTAACTGTTTCCAATCTATCACATGCTTGCAATAAATCGCCATATTTCGGAGCAGTTCCTTCTGTGCCTGAGCCTTTAAGCTCAATATTAAACTTTACTTCTACTGATGTTTTACCGCGAATATCACTATACGCAGACCTATCAGCATGACCAGGATTTCTTTCTTTCATATCAGCCTTTGGAGTGATCTCTAACTCATAAGCCATAACTGAATTATCTGCTAAAGCTGGAACTATATCAGTTCCTGAAGTGGTTTCTACTTTTGCATAAACTACTGTCTTTTTAGTATACATCTTGAATCCTCCTATTTTAGTTGTGAATATATATGTCTAAAATGAAAAGTCTTATATCCAAAACATAATAGTTTGGAGTTTCTATGACTTCCCATGTATCGTATCTCAACATCTTAACAAAAGATGTCCAGCTTGCTGGCTTATCTAAATTCTTTAATAATAGATCCTTAGCTCTGTGTAAAGCATCAAGATTAATTACCTCACTATTCTCAGTCTTATCAAAAGCAATTTGTATCTGCCATCCTTGCTCATCATGAAATCTATCAATAATCGTATCATTCTGATTGAGTCCAGTAAGACATTTAAGAATATATCTATTACCATATTCGTTAGCAGAGGCTTGTTCAAAATCTATTGCTTTAGAAGATTGCCAATAACCTAATGAGTTTAATATTCCTGCTATCCCTGCTTTAACTGTGTCATAGTTTGCCATTATTTCTTGCTCCTTATGATAGGCTCTAATTCAGTTGCTTCTTCTGGTAACAAAACACATTTACAGTTTTCCTTACAAACAGTTGCTCCAGTTCTTGGTAGTCCTACAATTTCCCATTCTTCCCATGACTTTGTTGCACCATGTCTATCTAAGCAATCAGGACAAGTATTAACTAAAACTGCTGACCAACGATAAGTTGCAGATATACCTGTTTCAGCTAACTGACCAACATCTCTGAACCTATGTAATGAGCCATGAAAGGTTGGCTTTAAGGCATTAGTTAATTCACCAAATATTCTACCGCCTGTTGCTAAATCTACTAATAAAGCCTCTCTAATAACGGCAAGCGTTGCGCCTTGAGTTAATCTTAAATTAATAAACTCCTCTAAGGACAATACAGTTCTTCCAGTTTTAGCAGTTAATAGAATATCTAAACTAGCCAACTCTTTATTGATTGCTTCTTCTGCTATTATATCTTTTTCATCAGCCACGAGTTAAGTCCTTGATTCGTTTCTCAAAGTATTTAATTGACCTTTTCTCGGCATCTTTAGAAATACCAAAGAATAAATATTGCTTGCCCTTCTTCAATCCTTCTTGTAAGAACTGGCCAATAAGTTGTCTATCGCCTTTGATTGTTATTAATACGCTAGTTCTACTTAAAAGTTTATAAATTATTGATTTCCTTAACTTACCAGTAGCGATTAAGGATTTATTGCCTAGATTATGTTTAGCCTTATATGCTTTAGTGGCTGAAGTATTCTTAGCCATTGCACCGCCAGTAATCGCTCTGCTATTATCAATGCCATCATGAATATCTGCAATGATAATCTTTTTAGCCACTATCGCTAAATCTTTTGAGAAGTTTAGCTTGGGGAACTCTATTTTACCTTTAATTTTCGCTTGTATCATTGAGTGTCGGATCCTCTGAATCTTGTATCTTAATTGTCCTATCATCTTCAATCTTTTTATTAACCATGCGACCAAATTCAAAACCTAACTCAGTTGCCTTATCAGCATACTCATCTAAGAATATCCCTCTTATAGTGCTAGTCACTCTTGCAATAGCTTTCTCAGGATCTTCTAATACTTCGTTGATATCAATATCAGCAATCGCTTGCAATATAACTTTGTCAATATTGGCTTCTAATTCTTCAACCTTATCAACATGCTGATTTATTAAGTTTATCATTAAGCTCTGCTTACCCTTATTTCGTTGATACTCATTTGAGCTTCATCATCAGTAATACTGCCACTCTCGTCAGCATCATAATCTAGCTTCATGGTGTTAAAGGCTTCATTAAACTTATCATTATAAATAATAGAAAGCCTATCCCATTTATCGCCTTCTTCATCCATTAAGTCTAAACAAATCATGTGAATAGTCAGATAAGTTAAAGGCAAGGTCACTTGAGAACTCTCTAAAATTAATTGATGTCTTTGGCCTTTATTATAAATCATCGTGCTTAGAGCCTCAAATGCGGCGGCAATCTTCTTAGTATATGATTTGATAACTAAGTAAACGCTTGTATTGTCAGCATTCGTTCCCCAATTAGGAGTTATAGTAAATACTCCAGTTGATTGAGTGAATCCAGTTACATCTCTGACCTGACCAACGCCAGTGCCAGATATAATCTTGATCGTGCCACCTTTCCAAACATCATCTGCTTCTCTGCGCTTAGTATCAGTTAATGAGCCAGCCGCACCGGCAGTAGCAGTGTCAGTAGCTTGTAGATTGTTCTTTCTTAGAGTTTCTAATTCATTATATAAGTCATTATCAATAATTGGTATCGCTAGCTTAGATAAAACAACATCAAACAATTGAGTCTGATAATAAGTTGTGCCATCAACAACATAATCCCATACAGCCTTATAATTCAAATCATTAGTAGCAGTATGAGTAGATGTAATCGTATAAGTCATTTCTCCAGTAGCACTAACTGAGGCCGCGGCTGAGGCTTGCAATACACCACCACTTGGACTATACAAAGTAATGTTTGCTGAAGCTGGAATACTAGGCCTGTTACTATCATAAACAGTTAGCCTTATTGTATCTTCAATAGCTTTTAAAAATTGTTGTTTCATCATTCCTCCATTAAGTCTTAATGTAATTAATTCTTAAAACTTCATCAGCATCAGGTGCAGTAGTCATTGTGAATGTAGTGCTACTTGTTTCAGTATAATCTACATCTTTAGTTTGCATTAATCCATCTAACATAACTTCTATGAGTCCTGCAACATAACGCTGGCTACTTGGTAAAGTAAAAACAACTTGAGCGGCATCTGTAGCTGGAGTTGGAGTTGCATGCCATATAAATTTAGTTGTGTCCAATCCTCCACCTCCTCTCAATTGAGAATTTACTACTCTTGCTAAAAGTGCTGACTTAACTGTTTTAGGTATAATAGAAGAACCTATAATGACTTCTTCTGCTCCAATGATAACTGCTTTAGATTGTTTATTGCTTTTCACAATATTTGTCATCCGTTTATTCTCTTAATGGTTGATGTATTAATCTTGCCCTTGCCTCTAAGACAACGCTTATCACAATTCATACATAAATGACCTAAAGGGTCATAAATCTTTTCAATAGCTTCACTTGCAGTGAGCATAGGGTTCATCACAATACCCTTAGCTCTAAGCTCATATATTTTCTTCCAATCTAACATCTTATTGCCAAAAGCATCTTTGACAATAGCATCTTTCTTGACTTTAACTTTCTTACCTTTAAATTCTATGACATCACTACAATTTTTTAACAACTCTACAGGCCTTCTCAGATAAACATCTACTGTTGGCGGAACAAGCCAATGGCCAGGACACCTTATTTTTCGTTCTACATAAGGCGCGCTGGTCTTTGGCGTATTAAGTAACATTGTTTCTGACATTAATGTTTTACCTTAACTTCACTTGCGTTAAATACTCTATTAAGTGCATCAGCAGAAGTTCCTGCCATCTTAGCAATTTCTTGGGTAAGTTTATCCATTTGACCTGAGCCTCTGCTCTTATCTTTTCTTGCTCTATTTTCTTTCCACTTCTTGTCCATATCCTTATATTCTTTTGTTTCTTTATATGCAACTATCTGTTCTGGAGTTGGTTGAGTAGATGATAGCTGAACCCCAGTTTCTAGAAATCTATGTAAGGTCTGAACAGCATTTTCTGGGTGCATTGGACCAATTCTTTTTCCATATTTAGTCCACAATGAAATATTCTTATGGTCATGCTTCTCAATAACTTGGATATTATTAGCTGATGATTTTCCTTTCTTCCTAATATTCTTTACTTCGTCCATTAAGTTAGTGCCTAAAGCGTCAGTCATCTCAACATCCATCTTTTCAGTATTCTCTCTTTGTTCTTTAAGTATCTTGTTTTCTTCTAATGCTAATTTTAATTGTGCTTCCATTTCTGCCTTCTTTAAGTTTGCCATTGTCTTTATCTCCTTTTACCTGTTTAATTGTGAGTGAGGGAATTGTTTACCCTCACCCACTCAGTTTCCTCTTATCTCAAAGAGTTTATACTCAAGATCAGCTCCATCTTGGGAATTGCATTTCGTTACCACTTTTGTTGCGAAGGATTGCTTCACCACGAATTTCAGAACCAACAATCTTGTCTGCAACTTCAGTAGAATCTCTTTCAATTTCAATCTGGAAATCTCTCTTGCGAACATTCTTAATTGCTTCGCGAGAGAAAGCCGCACCAGAACCAGCAGTAGAACCATAAGCAATATTGGCATCTGCCCAAAGATTAAAACCCATCGCCATGCCAGCATAACCATAGCGAGCAAAATCTTCACCAACAGTTCCAAGACCAGCACTCTGAATTGCATCGGTTGAATTATCAAACAAAGCAATTAAACCATTTGAATCCCAAATTTGTCCAGGGTGTAAAACAAGATGATATGGCAGTGGTGCGTGATAAGTTCTTAACGAACCATAAGCATCATATAAATCAGCAGGAGCAAAAGCCGCTGATGTTGCTCCACCTTGATTGGTAGAAAAAGAAGCAAACAAAGTTGCTAAATCTAAATCTTTTCTAACAACCAAACTTTGACCAATTAATTGTCCTGCAATTGCCGCCATATCGCCAACAGAACCCAATGAGGCAATGTCTTTCAATTGAACATAAGAACCATGAACACCAACTGTTGCCGCACTAGGAGAAGTTTCATCGCTAGTGGTTGAATCCAACGCTTGAGAAGCTAAAGAATCATCAGCTTCAGCAACTAATCTCTGAATGAAAGGTGTCTGATGAACTACACCAGCACCAGGAAACGGAACATCAGTGACTAAAGGTTGAATTATATTTCCTTCATCAAGTTCAAGTAAAGCTGCTGCAACTATCGTAGGGATCGCTTCTGATAATGTGGTAGTTGTTGTATCTGCCATTGTAAATCCTCTCTTTTTTTAGAGTTGTGTTTTCTGAGAACCTAACACAGCTCTGATTTTTGTTTTAACTTCATGCACTCTTTTTGAATCCCCTCCTTGTTGTGCCAATACTAATTCTGCATTTAGTGAAGTGAGGTCATCTCCACCCATGTTGGCTCCTGGAATAGTGCTACCTTGTCCAGTTCCGGCACCTTCTTTTTTGACTACTCTAACAAGGTGCGGTCGTTGTGTTAAGAATTGCTTAACGCCCTCCTCTACGGAGTTCAATACTTCTAACCCATTAGCATCTCTACCCTTGATGCGAATGTTGCCTTCTTTATCAAATGTTGCTTGTTGCTTGATTAAGGCCATTGTTTCCTCAGCATAAGCATTCTGATTAACTATTTCGCCCATCAATGCTCCACTGATTTTCATGTCTTGAATCGTTGCATCTTTTTGTGATATTAAACCAGTAAATTCTTGTTCTTTCTTTGTGAATAAATCTTTCGCTTTCTCATATTCATTTTTAGCTTCTAAGTCTTTCTGAGTATTCTCCTCAAGTTTCTTTTCATGCTCAGTTTTAAACTTTTGTAAATCATCATAATCAGAATACTTAGCTTTCTCTCTGGATAATCTATCTTGAATGACTGCGTCCATCTTATCCTGTGTTAAAACATCTTTTGTTTTCTCTGCGACTACTGCATCAACTTGCTCTTGTGTAAATGTTTTTGGTTCTGGCATACTACCCTCCGATTTTTCCGCCTGAGTCGGCGTTATTTAGCGTGGATTTAATTAAAGACGGAATCTTTCCTATCAAGCGACCACTTTCGCCTTGTGCCGTCTTATCCTCTTGCACATCAAGCGCAGAAGTTAGTTTATCTAATTCCTCTTTAGGCATGCGAGGAAATTTCTTTTTAATAATAACATGTTTAACTTCTTTATTAAATTCAGCGCCTAATTGAATCTTCAGCATCTTTTCTGCTTCATCTAAATCTTCATTCAAAGAATTAATAGAAAACTCATGTGGATATTCAATAGAGCCATCAAAGTCTTTATCAAGCCACTTAGAAAACGCTTGCCACAACTTTGTTTCGCCATCCTCTAGATTACTAGCCTTCTTGGATAGCGCACTATTAGTTTGGTTGAAATCCCAAGCCTTAGACACTCCTGATTGTTGGACTGCATCAGGTGCTTGAGCTGAGCCACCTTCTAACTTAGCCAATTGAAACATCTTAGTAACTTGTCTATCTATATGCTTAAAATACACTTCAGCATTCGCACTAGGTGGAGATATATAACTAGGAGTGGTTCTATCTACTGGATACAATAACGCTTTGGAAGTTCCTACTGATAGCTCATCATATTCAGCTGAATTACCTTGTATCGCTAAGAAAGCGAATGTTTGGTCACGCAATATTTGTTTTAACTCTGAGCATGAATTATAAACATCTCTAGCAATAAAAGAAATATCAGCAATCTCTGAAATGCCTAAGAAGTTTCTAGCCTTCTTTGATTGCTTATTGAATACGCAAGTGATCGGAACGATACCAAGATTATGACTACCTCTTTCAATCTCTCTATACTCATCATCATACAATACCCATTCTGTTCTAGTCCATAAGCGATAATTGACATTCATTAACTTTTCTTTATCAAAAGTAAATGGGTCAGTATTATTATCTGAAGCCTCTTGAACAATAATCCAATAAGGTCTGCCAAATTCGTCTAATGCCCAGTTGATAATGTTTTGTGGATGATGTAATGTAAAATAAGGCAATAGGCCATTGGCTAAAACATCAGCTTTAGTATTAACTACACCATCAAATCTAGGAGAATCAGCTATTACAAATACATGGCCATATATTTGAGATAGGTCAGCCATCTCTTTTCTAAATTCACCAATTGAGCCACCTTTATTATCTATGTTATCTCTGCGCGCTTCAACATCATTTACAACAATACCAAAATCCTCTTTGATAGGTTGCTTAAATAAGTGGTCTGAATATATATCTATAATTGGAGAACAGAAATTATAGTAATATGACATTCTCAATCGTTCTTGGTAATCTTTAAATCTTTCTTTAGGGTGCATGAAAAGATTGCCTGATTGCTTACTAGACTCTAATTGCTTACCACCAGCAAATATCTTTAATGCCCAATTCTTTAAATTCATACTGCCTTGATTAGCAGTAATAGTAGCCTTGTTATAATCTATTCCACCTTCATAGCTGTCTAATAGAAACAGCCAGTAATCCCTGTAGTTCTTATACACCTGATGAGGACATTCAATTAATTCTTTTATATTACCCATTAAATTTTTAACCCCTCTATTCTACCTTTGTTAATAGAAAATTCTTGCTCAATAAAATAACCAGCCGCATCGCTTGCATGCGTAAGTTTAAAATCTTTAGTCTTATCAATCTGAGTAGAGCCTTTCTTATAAGATACTTGCTCATAATCTCTAATCAAATGCTTACAAGTTTCAGGATTGACAAATACCCTTCTATCTTTATTGCTATTACATAGCATTGAATTAACAGCATTAACTCTATCTCTCTCTGCTGGGTTTTTAGTAGGAACATAAGTAGAAACACCATAAGCAGATAACTCATCTTCAATGATCTTCCAATTAGTTACATTGGAACTGGTATGTCTTGCGCGACCAGTAGCATCACCATACAGATTAACACCAGCATTATGATTGGGGTATCTATTCTTGAATTCTTCACATGCTTGCATTGTGTTGGAGTTAGGTAAATAGATTTCATCTATAAAATAAACTTCTCTAAGGTTTGTTTGAGGGTTGATACCAACTTGAGCAAGAACCCAAGCCATAGGGTCTATGTTGAAATCACAACATAAATTCAAAGGCATATCAGGATTATATTGCGCTAGCCTAAAAGCATTCTCACTAGCGTTATAATTACGATTGAATGTATAATAAACAGCACCTTCAAATATAACAAATTGGCCTAGCAATTCTTGTTGCATAAACTTCTCATCATACTTGGATGCTAGTTCATCAATCGCCAACTTATCTAAATGAGTATTCTCATAAGTAGTAAATCTGATTGTGCCATAATCCTTATGCTTATTAGCAACAAATATATCGTGAATTGCATCGTATGAATTAGGGCTAGTAGTAACAAAGCCTTTACCTCCAGTTGATAAAACTCTACCAAGCATGACATCCCACAAGGTAGCAAAATCTTTGCACTCTCTAGCCTCATCAATCCAGAAGCCACAAAGCGTTACATTTCTTATCTTGTCTGAATCTTCTGCTGAGAAGCCATAAACTTCCCGGCCATTCTTCAATGTAATAATTTTCTTTGTTTCATTCTCATGAGCAATCAAAGGCCTCATAGCATATCTAAATTCTTTCCAAGTTGTTCTGTCTAGCATATTAAATGTAGGTGCAACAATACCAAATACAGCCATTTCATTAGCTTTAGAGTTCCATGCTTGTTTGCCAGCTTCTCTAGCACCAGCATAAGTCTTACCACCACGAATGCCACATATCATAGCAACATAACGATATAATCTATCTATTGCATAATGAAAAGCCTCTTGGCCTATATCAGGTTTATATTTTTTCAGGTGTATCATTATTTATGAACCTACTTATCCTATTTTTAGTATCGCCTCTATAAGCTCCGTTGCTTGGAATCAATTCTATTTCTTCTTTCATTAACTCTGTATTAGTAATTTCAATCTTTTCTTTTTGATCTAAATATTGTTTGCCTAGCCATATTGCCATAGCCGCATTTGTCTGTGCTAATCTAAACTGAGTTCTTCTTAAACTAGCCTTTCCACCTTCTTGACCGCTTTTAAATGCAAGGTTAAAATCATCTCTTTTCCGTAAAGTTTCCATAGACTCATTCATTACAGCCGCGGCCTCTTTTAATGTGCATTGAATAGCACCTAGCTCTTTAGCTAATACTAAATTGATCTTTACTTTGGGTCTGCCTAGTTTCTTTTTTGGTTTGAGTTTTGTTTCAGAAAGGGAAGGGGTAGCTGCAATGCTCTCTTGTTCACATTTATCGTTTAGTGTCATTGGCTACCCCATATTTATAAATTATTTTAGAAACAACAAAAACTTTTTATTAAAATTATAATAAAACAAGAATGACAAAAAGTAAAGCTATTTCTTAAAATAGACCTATATCATACATAATATAGATATGATATCAATGTTTTAATTAATACAACTTTACAACAATCAATCCATAATATATAATGCTTTCAAATGGTTACGAAACAATGCAAAAAGTTATCCACAGAAAACATATAAACTAAGGTAAAAGAAAAGAAATATAGAATTAAAAGAAATATAGATTAACTTTCTTTTTTTCAAAAAGGAGCTTTAAATGAAACCTACAGAATGTATTATTTGTCAAGGCACAGTTCACGCAAAGAATCTCTGCTACAAACATTACAACCAAAACTACCAAAAGCTATACTATCAAAAACATAAAAACAAGATACTTAAAAACTCTGCTTATCTTTCATCTAAGGACTACCGCAAGAATAGACTTGAAATGCTCAAATATAAACCACTGTGCAATGTTTGCAAACAAGTTCAAGCTAATCAAACTCATCATATCAATCGCAGAAAAGAAGATAACTCTATAAGCAATCTACTGCCTGTCTGTAATAAATGCCACAAAAGAACCTTTCATTCAATAACCACAGCTAGATTTTACAAGGAATATCAAAATGATTTATTCTATTTAGCTTTAAAATCTAATGTTAAATTCCAGAAATGCGTTAAATATTATAAAAATGGGACACTTTGGGAAATGCTGAACTTTATCTTTAAAGCCAGAGAACTGAAATAAGCCTTTAGATAAGAAGCTAGGATATACGAATTACATGGGTTTTGCTCATCAATTTCGCATTATCTAACCCAAACCTATATATCGCTATATCTATTTAAAAAGAATCGCTTACAGCTAATCCTAGCGCATATTACGCTATAATCCATATACTATATTAAATAATATTAAATAAAATATATAATAATTGTTGACATATACTTGTGATGTGTTATAATTTAATCAGATAAGAAATCAAACAAAAGGAGAACAAATGGAAATTAAAGATCTAAAATTAACTAAGTATGAAAGATTGTGGTGCAAAATCAATCATGCCTATTCTTTTGGCTTAAAGGATTACGCGTGGTGCAAAAGAAAGCTAATGAGATTGCAAAGAGCTAGGAATATATTATGAACAAAATCCAATTTAGTGCATTCACATTGGTAATTACTTTATTAATGGCTGGCTTGATGATTATTTTATTTGCTTGCAAGGCCAATGCTCAAGAAATGGATTTAACAAAAGCTGTCATACATCATACTGCTTCACCAGATTGGTCAGCAGAGCGCATAAGGAGGATTCATGTTGAAGAAAACGGATGGGAAGATATTGGATACCACTTTCTTATTAGGAAAGATGGAACTATTGAAACAGGTAGAAGAATCACGAAACTCGGCGCTCACGCTAAAGGAAGAAATCATTATATTGGAATTGCCCTCACAGGATATGACAAATTCACTAGAGAGCAAATACGAGGCCTTACTGCTTTGCTACGCAGGCTTAATGTCAAGAATGCAGAACGACATCATGAACTATGTCCGGGAATGGGCTTAGACATAGAAGCATTACAAAAGGAGATAGACAATGAAGAATTACCAGAAAAGAAATAAATTCTTTTATGCCTCACCTAAATTATTCCCACATTGGCCTTATGATAGTCGTTTAGCAATAGGCATGAAGTTTAGCGACTTTAAAGCATTAGGGAGTAATAAATTCAGATTTAAGGTTAAAGATAATATGTATGAGATAGAACATGAAAAAGCAATAGAGTTAGGTAATAAGTATAAAATGGGTTATGGAACATTACCAAACATTATCCCTTTAGATGAATTTAAAAAACTAGAAGAAGGAAAGGAGGAAAACAATGAGAACTAGAACTAAGAAAAGCAATTTTGGGGATTGGCTTATGTATTATATCTTTTGCATAATAACATTAGGCACAGCTTGGATCTTGAGAACAATAATCACAATAGCAATCAGTCAAGCGTTAGAAAACGAAGGAGAATAACAATGACTAAAATTAGAATAAAAACTAAATATGGTTTAATCGCAGAAATTAAGTTAAAAGATATTATTCATTTAAAAAAAGAAGATAATATTGAATCAATAGAAATTATTGCTAAAATAAAGGAGGCATAATGACCAAGAATAGAATGTTTGATAGGCAGGAGTATTTAACAAATCTATTTGATAATGTAGGAAAGAATCTCATGGAAGATATCCAAGAAATCAACCAAATAAAAAAATCGTTTTACAAAAGGGAAAGATTGTTGTATAATGATAATCAACAGGAGATCAACAATGATTCAATCAAAAATCTTATGGGGTGCGACATCAAATCCGAATATCCATATTCGGTTTGTTCTCCTGCTGAGTTAAACTCACAATCGTCGCACCCCATTTCTATTTCGGAGGATAAATGATGCTACTCAAGAAGCTGAAAGTTAGTCAAGTCGGTAGGGTAATTCTATCTGACAAAATTATTATTGATAATTGTGGTTGGAAGCCAGGACAAGAAGTTAAGATCGTCTTTGACTTTGAACAAAACAGATTAGTAATTTATAATCCAAAAGAATACTGGGACAAGAAAAAGAAAAAGGAGAACAAAAATGGAAATCTTAAACAAGATTCAGCAAGAACTTAAAGCGCCTAAGAAGCAAAAAAATAGTTTTGGCAATTACAACTTTAGAAGTTGTGAAGATATATTGGAAGCAGTTAAGCCTCTGTTGATAGATGCTAGTTTAATTATTTATGATGAAGTTGTGTTAATAGGTGACAGATATTACATTAAAGCAACGGCCACATTAAAAGATAAGAAAGAAATAGCAAGCGTAACTGCTCATGCTAGGGAAGCATTAGAAAAGAAAGGGATGGATGTTGCTCAAATCACAGGCGCGGCTTCTTCCTATGCTCGTAAATATGCTCTTAATGGTTTATTCTGCATTGATGATACTAAAGATGCTGATAGTAATGGTAAGCATGAAGCAGAAGTTGCTACTTATATTAATGATGATCAACTTAAAACGATTTGCGATATATTGGATAATTTTCCAATACCATCTGAATCATCTGAGAAATTTCTTTCTTATATGGAAACAGATAAACTAGCGAAAATATTAGCCAAAGATTACACTAAAGCGATGAACGCTTTAAACACTGCTAACAAAAATAAGGAAAAGAAAAATGCAGATCATTAATTGTCAGCAAGGCACAGAAGAATGGTTTGCTTGTAGATGTGGCTTACCTACTTCAAGCAACTTTAGTAAGATAGTTGATAGTAAAGGATTAATTTCTAAGCAAAGAAAGAAATACCTTTACAAGTTAGCTGGCGAGTCAGTTGCAGGTCAATGTGAAGAAACATATCAAAGCCAAGCAATGCAACGAGGTAGCGAGATGGAAGATGAAGCAAGGAAGTTTTATTCTTTAGCAAATAACGCTGAAGTTAAGCAAGTTGGTTTTTGCTTATCTAAAGATTATGGAGCAAGTCCTGATGGTCTAGTAGGCGATGATGGTCTATTAGAAATCAAATGCCCTATAATCTCAACTCATGTGGATTATTTATTAAAGAATAAACTACCTACTGAATACTTCCAACAAGTGCAAGGCCAATTGCTAGTCACTAATAGAAAATGGGTAGATTTCATAAGTTACTATCCTGGAATTAAGCCTTTAGTGATTAGGGTTAAACGCGATAAGGAGTTTTTAAAAGTTTTAAAAGAAGAACTAAATAACTTTTGCGATGAGTTAAAAGAAGTCGCTAAAAAAATTGGAGGGTAATATGAAAGATTTAATGATTAGAGAAACTTATGAAAAGAATGGCGAAGAAAAAACATCATGGAATAAGATTGGGATATTAATTGAAACAGCAGAAGGTAAACAATATGTGAAGCTATTTCATATCCCTGGCGTTTTAGTAAGCGTATTTGAACAAAAGAAAAAAGAAGAAAGTCCAAGCGAAGGATTAGAATTATAATGAATCCAATCTTTTTAGGTGAAGTATCAGGTAACAAAATAAGGGTTTTTGATAAGGCTAAGTTTAATATTTATTTAAAAACTATTAAAGGCGATGTTCAAATCATCGTGCGCAAACCTAAAAAGCAAAGAAGTGATAATCAGAATCGTTACATGTGGGGAGTAGTATATAAACTGTTGGGCGAGCAGTTGGGCTATACATCAGAGGAGACACATGAGGCAATGCGGATGTTGTTCTTAATCAACAATGAGGGGAAAGTTCCAACTGTTCGTTCTACAGGTGATCTAACCACAAAAGAGATGGAAGAATATTTGGCAAAGGTTAGGCAGTGGGCTAGTGAAGAAATGCAATGCAATATTCCTGAGCCTAACGAGGTTGACAATGACTAGAAATTTGAAAGACTTAAATGAATGGCGAGTCAATCATAATCTACCAATTATTGAAGAATCAGATTATCATTGCAGAAGATGTGGTAAATATAATGATCCACTTAAATATGATAACAAGACAATGCTAAAATTATTTAAAAAGAATGTATGCAATAAATGTGGAGACGATACGCCAATTAATTATCAAGAAACTAATGATGAATTGGAGTTTTAATATGTGGATAATAACTGTTTTGAGCCTCATAGGCGTTGTCTTAAATATTCACAAGAAGAAGGCTTGCTTTATATTTTGGAGTATCACAAATTTTACATGGATGATTTATGATTGGCGTATAGGTGCTAAAGAGCAAGCAGTATTATTCGCAGTCTATTTTGTGCTTACGATATGGGGGTTGATTAAATGGAAATGAAAGATATGATAAACAAGGTTATCTGCGGAGATTGCTTAGAGATTATGAAAAAGATGCCTGACAAGTCGGTGGATTTGGTGTTGACTGATCCGCCCTATGGAATTAATTTTCAAAGTAATGGGAGGGTAGTTAGTGAACGATTTGGAACTCTTGAAAACGATAATAATGATTTCAGGTTTTTAACCTATCCTATTATATATAACAAACTAAAAGATGATAGCGTGGCTGGAGTATTTTGTTCATTTAAAAATTATGCAAAAGATTATATTGAACTTGCTAAATTTTTTGATATTAAAAATTGTATTATATGGGATAAAGGTGGCGGTGGCATCGGAGACCTTGAACATAGTCTGTTGACAGACTATGAAATGTTATTAGTTTGCCATAATGGTAAATGTAAAATAAGGGGCAAAAGAGATGGTTCTGTTTGGAGATGTAGCAAGGTTAACCCTAATTTAATGAAACATCCAACACAAAAACCATCTGGAAT